GACAATGATTGCGTTGTTCTCTTTCTCTACTATCCCACGGATGTCATCACGCTCTTCGCCTTTGACACCACCATGTATAAAGAATACTTTACGATCACCTGCTTCTTCTCTTATCATCTCTTCCAGTATTTTACCATGTTTCTCAACATATTGAAATAGTAATAATGTATTACCTTCTAATGAAAGCGCAAGGTTTTTGATAAACTTATTTCTACCTTCATGTGATACAAGAAAATCCATTTCGGCTTGATAGTCCATCTTCGATACTATTTTACGTATCTCGTCATGATACTTCATGGCTAGTATCTTAATCTTAAAGTCTGCCAATGTACCGCTATCCATCAACTCTTTCGTTGATATGACTTTTTGTGCAGGACCAAACAAACCTTCGAGCACAAGCTTATGTGTCTGTGTACCATCTAATGTACCAGTAAAACCAAAACGATACTCTGTATCTTCCATCTTTTCTAAGATAGAAGTCAGTGATTTGGCTTTGAAGAGGTGTGCTTCGTCACCAATCACGACGTCAAACTTCTTAAACCAATCTTTACGTAACTTATAAATCGACTGCCATGTTGTGATGACTACTGGTTTGTCTGTATTCTTATCTTTGCCACTAAATATCTTATGACAGTATTTCTCACTATTGAATCCATACTCTTCGAAATCAGAGTACATCTGATGTACCAGTGTAGTCGTAGGTACAATAATAAGTGTCTGTCGTAGTAACTTACGCATGATCATATAGATGATGAAGGACTTACCAGAAGCTGTGGGTGAGATGAATAGGCCACGCTTATATCGTATTGCGTCTACATATGCCTCAAGTTGATAGTCTCGGGGTATCATCGTAAACTTTTCTTCTTCAACAAACTTCTTCGCTTCTGCTACAGAATAGTTTTCAGCGCTGTTATCGTGCTCGAACTCTACTTTATAACCACGTTCTTTGGCAAACATAACAACATAGTTATTGAGACCAGAGTATAACATCTGAGTTGATGTATTGTATAAACGAATCTGACCATCCCAAAATTTATTACGATATGCAGGCATAAACTGATAACCTGGCACTTTGAATGTAAAGTACGCAGACAGTTCTTCGGCAATGCCACGATCATCAGTGGCTACCTTATTATACACCTCATTGATTTTTGAGATTCTTAAAATATCCATAAGTCGACTTGCACATATCCCACAATGTTTTTTGTGGATCTAAATATTGTGAAACTTCAGGAACAACGAGGCGCGCTGCATCACCATCTCTACGCGGACCATAATCAAAGTCGATATGTTTTCCGATCACTGATTCCATTGTATGTAACACTGCTTTGTTTGAATAACCTATCGCTTGACCTAGACATTCATATTCAGTGTTGGCAGGTTTATTTATGGCCTTCACAATTGCTTCTACTAGGTCGTTAACATCTACGTAGTCTCGTACACATGTCCTATCAGGTGTATCAAAGTCATAGCCATTCATGATAAACTTTGTTTTATTGACGGCGCATTCAGCTAGCTTGCTGATGATATGTGTGGTAGGATTGACATAGTAATGACCTTCATTAATACCAGCCACATTAAAGAAACGAAAAATAGTATAGTTAGGAACTATCGCTCTAATTGCCCACTCACATGCGAGCTTTGATTTGGCATAATGAGATATTGGATCAAAGCATGCTGCTGTTGAGGCGAAGATAACATTATCCCATTTGTATTCTTTCAATAATCTAATAGTCTCAGAAGTATTTCCATGATAATACTTAAGAGGCTCTGACATTGATTCTTCTACTGATATAAACCCGCCGAGATGTATGAGTGTATCTGATTGATCAAGATACATGTCATGTTCTTGACTATTATTCATTCTTACAACATAAGAATGTTTTTTAACCAGCTCATAATTTTCTGTAAAGTTATTTGTAACAGATATGACTTTGTGACCTAGCTCGGCAAGTCGTACTACAAGATGTGAGCCTATATAACCACAGGCTCCAGTCACAACTATCCTCATGCTCCTACCTTAAATCTTTCCCATTCAATAGCAGACTTGATATGAAATCCACGATTAGAAATTGTTTTGATAATATCAGCGAGTAGTTCTAGCTTTTCTTGTTGATATGCGAGCTTAAGATTAAGAGCAATGATGTCAGAGTCTGCGTCGACATATTGGCCAGCATCTGATTTGAGAATACGGCCTTTTGGCGGTAGCTTCCAGCCTTTTGCAATATGATCTTCTGTTGGACCATCTACGAAAAACTCATACTTTTCGAGCTTCAATTGTTTCATATCAGCTTCGAGTTTCTTATGTAAGAGTCTTTCTTGAGAGAATATACGATAGTACTTATGATGTAGCTTTGCAAGTTCGAGAGCTGCATTACCAAGTTCAGTACGATCAATTTGTGTATCGTCAGACCACAAGTCAAAGATTTCATCAAGAGTCATAATATATCCTGCAAAAGAACTATTATACTACAAAATTATACGGGAGTAAATGTATATTTGAGGAATTTAAAAGTAGCAGTCGTATCGAGGTATTCAATGCCTGTATCGCGAGAATCCATGGTAATATCTCCAAGCGCTGTAGGAAAAACATCTTCAAAGTCAATACGCATAATAGGATTCATAGCACTAGACATAACCATCATATATGCATCAGATTCAATACCATCACCTGTAAGTTGCTTTGCTTCTTCTGCTACTTCTTTATATTGAGCAAAAGAATCAGGAAAACCAATACCTAATAGCCAATTGTATATTTGCACATAGTTTCCCATGTCCTCGTTGACTTTAAAATTCACTAGCAATTCGCCATATTGTAAATGATCACCGATACGTGGTATTGCTTTAAACGGGTTGGGTTGTTCAAAGATAGGCAACGTTACACCAGGCACAGTAACACTCTGAACAAAAAAGTTTAATTCAGGTAGTTTCTTTACGTGGAAGCTGAAACCAACTGGAGACAGCATATTTTTATTCATAGTCATGGTAAGACCTATTATAACCTGTTTATACTATTTATGTACATAAAAAAAGGAGGCCGTAGCCTCCTCGCTCATGATTAGATTACAACAAAAGTGCCAATAGCAAGACCACTCCACCTCCGAGGAGTAGTGAGGGGACGTGAAGTTTTCCGATAAGTGGAAGTTGAAGGTCCATATATTTTCTCCTTGTTGCGCTCATATTGAGCGTATATTATTTATAAAAAAAGGGAGCCGAAGCTCCCTTTAAAAGTGTCCCTTTTGGGATTCTTTTTATTACAACAGGTTGCTGACCGTAGACATACGATAGTATGCGTTGGTACCGTTGGTGATTGCACCGTCGGATACAGCAGGAGTACCTTGTACTGAGTGAGCAAAAGGATTCTCAACAAGACCGTAACGAGTCTTGAAGCCAATCTTCGGCTGGAAGGTATCCTGATCGACAGCACGTACCATCTGCAGAGGAACATAAGGGCAGTAGAAGATGCCAGCGTCAAATGCGCCTGCACCTTTGTAGCCGATGTTCATGTAGTTAGTAGTTGCGTAAGGATCGATGTATACGCGATACCGACCGTTCAGTACACCAGCGAAGGTGTTACCAGTGTCGTCTACTGCCAAAGAGTTGCCGTTCAGAGCAGGCGTGTAATCCAGAACACCAGCCATCTGAAGTGCAGATGCAACGTCAGAAGAACAGATGATCAGGTTAGCCTTACCACGTCGAGTGTCTTTAGCTACTTTGTTAGCTTCGCGCTCGATGTGGAACATGAGGCCCTTGAACTTCTCAACTGACCAACGACCAGAAGCATCAACGTCAAGGTCGAAAGTACCGTTAGAAGATACGGTGCCTTGTGAACCAGCAACAGCCGCAAGGTTGATCGTACGAATTACTTCGCGGTTGATTTCAGCCAAGATCTCAGCAGCAAGGATGTTGCTGAGTTCAGCTTCAGCGTCAAGACCGTGTACTGCTTTCAGGTCTTGAGCGAGTTCAAGCGAGTAATCCGCCTTCAGCGCGCGTGACTTAGCAGTTACAGTGACTTTGTCGATCTTCATCGCCATCTCACCGAATGCAGTACCACCAGTTTCGCCGAGTGATTCAGCAGCGGAGGTAGCCATACCAGTACCTTTGCCACCAGCCTGAGAGTTACCAGAATGGGTGCCAGTACCAGAGAAGTCGGTGTCGGCTTCGTCGTACATAGCTTCGGTACGAGGAGTGGTGTTAGCACCATCCGGAGCGTACTGAGCGCTAAGAGCGAAGATCAAACCAGTCGGTCCAGTCATAGGCTGAACGCCGCAGACATCATAAGCCATCAGGTTCGGCAGAGTACGTCGAACAAGGCTGATAAGGATAGGATCAAAACCAGCGAACTGGCCGCCGAAGTTATCACCGATGGTGTTAGAAGGTGCTTCTGAAAGAAGCTGTTGACTAGCGCCTTGGGCCGCTGCTTCACGAAGAGCTTTCTCCGTGTTCTCGAGGACCATGGCCGTAACCATTTTCTTGTGGGAATCAGCGATTTCAGGAAGATCAGGGTGAGAGATCACTGGTGCCCACTTGTTGCGAATTTGTTCATTTAAATTCATGTTAGTGTTACTCCTGTTTATTATTTTGGATATACTTATCTATTTATAAAAAAGTTAACTTCTATGCGTTCTAGAAATTGCTTGGAAATAATGCTGCATCTCTTCGGGAATAACTTGAGGTTGTCCCTCTTCAGACTCATCATTAGAACCAACAGAAACTTCTTCATCAATTAGACCAGTATGTCCTTCGTTTTCTTGCTTAGACTCAGTGAAATACTGTTCCTTAATGATCTTCAGTTTTTCTGCATACTCTTCAGCGTCGGCATATTCAATACCTTCGGCTAATGAGCGAAGCTTTTCAACTTGCGTTTCGACCAGATCTTCAGATACCTCTTCGAAGGCAGCTTCAACGCTTGCTTCACTAATCATAGCATTCAGCTTCAGGTTTTCGGCCTGTACTGATTCCAATGACTCTTCGAGCTCAGCGACTGACGTTTGAAGGTCAGCGATGAGATCAACCTTTTCTTCAGGAACTTCTACGTAGCTCTCTGCAAAAAGGCTTTTCAGACCGTCGATGAATTGCTCGGTTGCTTGAACACGGAAGTTAGACTCAACAGCCACTTCGTTTTCTTGCATCCACTGTTCAACAACATAGTCCATATACTGTTCTACTTGTTGATGCAACTCGTCAATAGACTGAGTAATTTGCTCTTCAAGCTTTTGCTCGGCTTCTTCTTCGAGGCGCGCTACTTCAAGAATCACACGATTCTGAACAGCGGCTTCAAAAAGAGTACCAGCTTTTGCTTTGAAATCTTCTGACAAATCTTCTTGATTAGCAAGAAGCTCGTCCATATCTTCCTTCATTGCCTTAGCGGGAACAGCAACACGAGGAGAAGGCGTACCTGCACCAGAAGTTGCAACACTTGCTTTGTTCTTACCAGACGTGTCAGGAACCGAATCAGCCTCTTTACCAACTTGGGCAAGAGTCTTATCGAGGAAAGCAGAAAGATCCTGCTTGGTCATGCCAGCAACTTTAGACATCAGATCACCGAGCATCTGAGTTTTGGTCGCTGAAGGCTTTAAAGTTTCAGCTGCGGCGGATGAAGCTTCTTCAAGAGATTCCTCTTGCTCAACTACATCTACTGCCTCTTCAACTTCAACTTGATTTTCTTCAGACATTAGATATATCTCCCTAGATTATTTTACTAGTGTTTAGTATTTATATAAATTAAACTTTTGAAATCTCATTGAGAAATTTTTCAAACATGTGCAGCTTTGCTTGCTCGTTCAATTTCTTGCTACGAACCGCTTCTTGAGCTTCACGCTCGATTTCTTCTACTCGCATTGCTACAGCTTTACCTTGATCCCACACCCATTCGACACCTTCCATGATACCATTTACAAATGCGTCGGGCGCAGAGGGATCAGCAACGATGTCAGCGGCAGTCGCGAGATAAAAATCTTCTTGAACTTCCATCACACCGTCTTTTCCTTCTTTAAGAGTACCCATTCCCCTTGATGATACACCAAGTTGTGCTCCGTCAGAAAGCAGACCTTCGACGATTTTACCCATCGGTGTAGAAGAAATTTTGGCTTTACCGATAAAGTTGTCACCTTCGCGACGTAGTTCGGTAATAATATGA